AGGTCGGCAAGCGCGGTGGCGGCGACAACGCCGACATCTTCTCCCAGGTCGAGGCAGTGGTCGACGGTCTGGTCAGCAAGTCCGGCGGTTCCCGCGAGCAGGCTGTCACCGAGCTGTTCGAGCAGAACCCCGACGCCTACGACGAGTACCTCGCCGGTAACTGAGACTGAAGGAGGAAATCTAGATGAGCTACGAGGAGTCCCTCCGGTCGGTCTCGCTTAACGCGGACTCGTCCCTTGCGGTGTACACCGGAGTTCCCAACACCCCTGGTGCTGCCAACCCGAACTACGGGTTCCAGTACCGCTTCGTGAAGATCACTGGTGCACACCAGGTTGGTCTTACGACCACCAAGGCGTCCGACATCGCTGTTGGCGTGATGCAGAACAAGCCGCAGGTGTCCGGCCAGGCCGCCACCGTGGCCATCCGTGGCATCACCAACGTGATGGCGGGTGCGGCCGTTTCTGCGGGTTCGCCGGTCACGACCGACGCCACGGGACGAGCCATCGCTGGCACTGTCGGCACCGACAAGTGCTATGGAATCGCTCTGGCGGCGACCACGGGAGCTAACCAGCTCGTGCCGGTCCTGCTGAACCTTGGACTCTGAGAGAGGTTGTAAGTAGATGAACCCCACCCAGAGCGACCTTCACGTCAACGCCCCACTGACGAACGTCTCGGTCGCCTACATCCAGAAGTCGGATGCCTTCATCGCGACCAAGGTCTTCCCCAAGGTCTCGGTCTCGAAGCAGTCCGACCTCTACTGGAAGTACTCGAAGTCGGACTGGCGTCGTACTGACGTCCAGCGTCGCGCTCCCTCGACCGAGACCCCCGGTGTCGGCTGGAACGTGACCACGGACAGCTACTTCGCCCACGTCTACGGCGTGCACAAGGACATTGACGACCAGCTCCGGGCGAACGCGGACTCCCGCTTCCGTCTGGACAGTGACGCCACTGCCTTCATCACCAACCAGCTCCTGCTCAAGCGGGACATCGACTGGGCCGCCACCTACTTCAAGACGGGCGTCTGGGGCACCGACTACACCGGTGTCGCCTCCGGTGCTACCGGCAACCAGCTCGTCCAGTGGACCGTGTCCTCCTCGGACCCGATCTCCCAGCTGGCGACCATGCAGGTCAACTTCGTGCAGTCGACCGGCTTCAAGGCCAACACCCTCGTGCTCGGCGCGAACGTGCTCAAGGCCCTGAAGAACCACCCGGCCATCATCGACCGCATCAAGTACACCCAGCGCGGCATCGTGACCACCGACCTCATCGCGACGCTCTTCGACGTCGAGAAGGTCCTGGTCTCCTACGCCACCGCTGCCACCGGGCCCCAGGTTCCGGACGCGGCTGCGCAGGACGCTGCGGCCACCTTCAGCTTCATCTCGGACCCGAACTCGGCGCTGCTGTGCTACACGCCGTCCTCGCCGTCCCTGATGCAGCCCGCGGCTGGCTACACCTTCACCTGGAACGGCTACCTCAACGGCAACGGTGAGGGCATCCGGGTCAAGCGGTTCCGCATGGAGCACATCGCCTCGGACCGCATCGAGGGCGAGATGACCTACGACATGCGAGTGATCTCGCCGGACGTGGGCGTCTTCCTCAGCGGTATCGTCAGCGGCTGACAGAGGACCCTGACGGAGGGGGCTTGGAGTTAAAGCTCCGAGCCCCCTCCTTCGTCTTAGGAGAGACATGAGCGAGTTCTACCTGCGGGACGTCGAAGACACCGAGTTCATCGTCGGGCGGCCCTTCTCCGACGAGGATGGCGAGCACGAGCCCGGTGAGTCCTACTCCCAGGAGCAGGCCAACAAGCTGCACTACCTGGAGGCCTTCGTGAACTCGGGGTTCCTGTACCGGGTGCACGACCAGAACTACGACCAGCTGCCCCCGCACGTGTTCAACCACGTGAAGACCCGGCAGGAGGCGCAGGCCCTCATCGAGGGTGACCCCTCGACCACCAACCCGGAGCCGGAGTGGGAGAAGCCTGCCGCGGCATACCAGGCCGAGCGTGAGGCCGAGGTCCAGACCGAGATCCACGCCAACGTTCTGGCGCACGCCGAGGCCGCGCATGAGCAGCACGGCTACACCGCGGCCGAGCAGGTCCTCCAGAAGGAGCAGGAGGAGATCGAGGAGGCCAAGGCCACCGACGGTCCCCCGGCCCGGAAGAAGGCTGCGGCTAAGAAGACGGCTACCAAGAAGGCCTGATGACGTTCACCTACACCGCCTCACCAGACGACGAGGACATCGACGCCGTCCGTCTTCTGGTGGGCGATGTGGACCCCACCGAGCCGCAGCTGCAGGACGAGGAGATCCAGTTCCTCATCGACACCTGGAGCTACAAGGGTTCCAACTACTACGTCGCCTCCATGGCGGCGGAGACGATCGCGTCCAGGTATACCCGCGAGATCAACCTTTCTGCTGACTCCCAGTCCCTCCAGACCGGTGAGCTGCAGCAGAAGTACCTGACGTTGGCTGAGCGTCTGCGGATGCTCCACGATCAGCTGTTCGCTGGCGGGATTGTTGATGCGGGCGGCATCACTGCTGGCGAACAGCCTGACCCCACGGTGAAGCCCCTGTCCTTCGGGCTGGGCATGCATGACGACCCCGAGGCCGGTCAGCAGAACTTCGGCGGTCTGACCGTCCCGGTGTGGCTCCCGGAGATCTACGGGGGCTCCTGATGCGGATCTCTCCGACGTCTCAGGCGTACATCCGCAAGCGTGCCACGGCCCTCATGCACGACGCCTGCACCATCTACAAGCCCGGCAAGCCGGTCCTGGACCGCAACACCGGCAAGACCGTCACCGGGCCTCCCACGGTCAAGTACACCGGCCCCTGCCGGATCTGGGAGGTCAGTGCCGGTCAGCAGATGCTGATGGGCGACGAGCAGATCACCCTGACCCAGACCTACCTGTCCCTGCCGTTCGACGCACCGGTGCCCGAGGAGGACGACACCGTGCAGATCCTGCAGGCCGACGACACCAACCTCGTCGGCAAGACGGTCTCCGTGATCAGCACGGTCCACGGCGGTGGTCTGCGGGCCTCCCGCAAGCTGCTGGTGCGCGTGGTCGAGAGCGAGAAGGACTCCTGGTGACGTACAACGCGGTCTCCATGGACCTGTCTGCCCTGGTCGATGACCTCGGCAAGGCAGGTGATGGGTCACGGGCGGCGCTTGAAAACCTCATTGAGCAGGTCGGGGAAAAGATCGCGGACCGTATGCGTCAGCTGGTCCCCGTCCGCACCGGTCGCCTCCGTGGGGACATCCGCGTGGTCAAGGCCCGCATGCGCGTCACTGTCGGCCCCACCACCGTGCCCTACGCCGCCTTCGTGGAGTTCGGCACCGGTGAGCGCGGGGAGCTCACCAACCGGGCGTATCTCGTTTCCCATCGCAATGGCCAAATTACCCAGGTTGTCATCTCAGAGAAGGCAATAAAAAAGGCCAAGGGGCAGCGGGCCGAGCCCTATGCTCGACCCGCCGCTGCGGAGTACCTGAAGGAGCTGGGCCCGAAGGCCGCACAGATCGGGGTGGACATGATCATGGGGGAGAACTCCAGTGTCCGCTTCTGACTTCGCCCGTGGGGACCTGACCGCCTGGCTGCTGACCCGGATGGGCACCGAGCTGATGGTCGGGGACGCCATCGCACCCGACGCCGGGGGCTGGGACGGACCGCCCACCAAGGACGGCTCCAGCTACCAGGCGTACGTGGTGCTGACCCCCATGCCCGCCTCCGACAACACCGGGCCGATGGCGGACTCCAGCGCGGACTGGACCCTGCCGTACCGGATCGACAGCTACGGGATCAGCCGGGAGCAGGTGGAGTGGCAGGCCGACAAGGCCCGCGCCCTGATCCGGCCGACCCGCAGGGAGAACATCACCGCCGGTGGTGACACCTACCGCATCCAGCAGGTGCGGACCACAAGCCTCGGAGGGATCGGTCGTACTGACAACACCGAGCCGTCCGAGTACTCACAGAGCGACATGGTCGCGGTCTATGTATCGAAGGAGTTGTGATGACCGAAGCTGCCAAGCCCGAGAAGGTCGAGGTCAAGGTCGGGGAGACCCGCCAGGGCGACGACAAGGTCAAGAAGGTCGAGGTCACCAAGAAGGGTGTCCTCATG